CGCGGGTTGAAATCGATGTTGCCGGGGTTGCGGTTGCGGATGCCGCGAGCCTGCGATTGGGTCATGGATTGTCTCCGGACGAAAAAAACCCGCGACTTTGCGGGCTTTAGGGGATCAGGAACAGCTGCTGATCAATGGATGGGATGAGTTATCCTGTATACTCAGAATTTTCTCGAACAAGGGACGTTGCAGTGGCTCTGGTTGCAGTAAACGGAAGCTTCACAGATAAAAACGGAAATAAAGTCGTAGCTCCGGCAGGACTCAATAGTGTCTATGTAGAATTTTCTGGAAAGAATAACGAGCTTGTAATTGCAGAAGACAGCGGAGTTAACAACGCGAAGTTCTACTATCCCGCTGACGACGGCATTTGCATCGTTGGATCACGAGGAAATTACTCTGGAAGGGTTAGAATCGGGTGGAAGTGCCTAGTCTCTATTGGGACATGGGTAACTTGCACAACTGCGTGCTCTATTTACACCGCCGAGGCTACGTCTGTAGTAATCGGTGATGACTGCATGTTCGCTGCCTCCGTCCAAATACGCACTGAAGACTCACATGCAATTTTTGATGTAGAAAGCGGGGAGCGCATTAATCCATCTAGAGACATCGCTATAGGGCAGCATGTTTGGCTGGCAGAAGATTCACTCATACTTTCTGGATCCACCATCGGCGCTGGTTCTGTAATCGGAACTCGTTCGCTTGTGAAAGGGTTCATACCAAACAACTGCGTTGCGGCAGGATCTCCAGCCAGGGTCATCAAGAAGGATGCTGCCTGGGAGAGGCCTAACATAGCATTCGCAGCTCCATGGGTTCGCAGCAACGGCAGAGAGCAAGAGCTCGTAAGGACGCCGCGGTGCTGGCAAAAAACGGACGAGAGCCAAGCGGCAGTCGTTCTAGGGAAAGGCTGCTACACAAGCCTCATGTCGCACGATCGAGCAAGCAAGTGTTTTGATATGTCGAGATTCTCCCTATAGGAAGTTGGGAGGCAAAGCCTCCCTCCCGCTAATCAACTTCCAGGTTAGACAGCCTTCCCATCAGGTCCGCTATCTGCTTCTGCAGGCTTTCGTTGACGAGTGCCTGCTGATTCCTTTCTCGATTAGCCAGCGCCACCTGCAAGCACAGCATTTCTTCGTAGCGGATGCCGTACCGATTACCAGCCTGCTTAACCACCCTCATCTGCCCTGTTTCCCGGTCAGTGACGGTTTCTACTCCATCATGGTCGACACTGATGATCCTTTCTATCTCTGGCTCACAAACGTCATCCCATTCGTCGTAGCACAGAAGGCCATAGCTGAATGGGTCAAGATCGCACCGTTCGAATGCCTCCTTCACACGCTGAGCTACTACGCCAAAGTGCCATCGAGCACCATCACCCTTTTCCAGGTAGGCGTCATCCATCTGGTACATCTCGAACGGGACCAAGGCCAGTGCATCAAGAACATTGCCGGGAATCTCTTGGATGTTTCGCTTGTGTCGCTGATCCGAGGTATTGATAGTGCCGGTTCCCGCAAACACCGTTGACCACCTGAAGCTGGCGGACCCGCTTGAGTAGGTGTTATCTACGGTCGCCCGGACGATACCTGGGTTCGTCAGCGTGCCATCGCTGATTGATGCTGCCCCGCTGCCGAGCTGAACGGTACCAGATGAAAACCTTCGAACCATGGGGTTGGCATTTGCGTAAACCCCAGCATCGTTCTGCGCAATGGTGTAGTTGCCAGAAGAATTAACTGCACCATCCTCCGAAACGCTGAACCGGCTGATGAATGCGCTGTTGTAAATACGAAAAGTCTGAGCTGCCCTCAGGCGCAATCCATAGGACCCCGCAAAGTTCGGACGCTCCCACTCACTGTCTTGAGCAGTTGCTGGATTGAATACTCCGTTTTTAACTGGATCGTATCTTGATGCAGTAAGGCTTGTATCCTTTGTAAAATAGGGAGAAAAGTCAACGCCGTACTTTGTATTCCCATGCCAGAAGAACGCAACAGTATTGGCCGTGGATACCACCCTCGACCCATGGAGGTTATCGTACCAAACATTATTTACGCCGATTGACTTGGACTCTTCATAGCAACCACTGAAGAGTGTTTCATTGCAGTAGTCGCTGATAACGCAAATATCGTCTCGCCCCATGAACGTTGTGTTCAGGAACTGGACGCCTCGCAACACTGTCGACCCATCAAGCTCTAAGCATCCCGAAGGAGACGTGAACGGAGTTGTGAGAAAATCTGATGTAGCCAGCCGCAGTGACTGATGGTTAAGACTGCGGATAAAGCAGTTGATGAAGTCAGTTCCTGCAAAACCGTAGTTGCTTGCACCAGAAGCATTTCTAGGTGCCCGGATTGACACGCCGCGGAAGCCACCAAAGGAGCAGAAAAGGGCTTGCCCAAGTTCGCATTGAGGGACCTTTCCATCACCGACTGGTGAGGAAGTTACAAGCAGACCTGATTTTCTCCAGTGTCCATCGCATATGACGTTTTGCGTCTGCCATCCAGAGGCATTTCGACACCAGATGCCAACATCCCAATTGTCGGAAAGGCGTCCATCTTCACCCTCATAACCTGCGAGTCCGTCAAACCATGGGATAACACCCATATCCAGCAGTCTTGACCCCTTACCCAGGATCACTGCAGCGCTGAAGGGAACAGAGAGATCCAAGGTTGTATAGGCATCACCCCTGCTGCCTGAGTCAGCCAGGTAGGCCGCCCCTATATCTGGGTTTGCAACGCTGATGGCTGTGGCGCCGGGGATGGAGTACTTTTTCTGGCCCGCACCCCTGAAAACAATTCCGCCAACGGGACGTTTTTCATAACCCTTGCCGATAGAGCGAAGTGTCACGCCATCTGGCACAACAATGTCGCCTTCGCAAACCGCTAGTCCGGGAATATCTACAATACCCCCGCCGCTGCTATAGACAACGGCCATCGCCTTGTACAGCGCAAGGGTGTCGTCATCGACCATGTTGACCTTGCCGCCGTAACTCTTGATGTTGACACTGATCATTTGGCCGAACTTGGCGGTAATCGTCTGTGGCACAGCACCGTCACCCTGCGCAGTGGCCACCACCAAATCCCCTCCATCAGGGGAAGCCAGTTCCTGACGAAGCGCGGCGTCACCAACAGAAACGAAGTTGGCCGAATCAGCGGACCAATCGCCAGTAGTTGTATATGGCAGGTCAATCGCTGCCGAAGCGCGGTACAGCTCGCCATCCTTGCGGACAACCTGATTTCTTCCGGTCAGAACCAGGCCTGCAGCGTAGTTGCCCAGATCCTCGTAACCGGATTTCAGGAGGAATTGCTGAAATCGCTCTTCCTTATCGGCCTGTGTGGCAGCGAAATCCCATTCCATCCCAGCCCAGGTCTTCCGAGGCACCCCCAGTCGATCTGGATGGCTCATCTTGTCTCGGTCGGTGGCCCAGACGTCGACTATCCCAGAGTTGTCGAAGAGGTCGCGGGGGTCGTTCGATCCACTAGATCCGACCGGGTTTCGAGTGTTGTAAGGCATATTTTCTCCGGGCACAAAAAAGCCCGCTCACTGGCGGGCATGCTCGACAAGGTCCGGTCAGTCCGGGAGTTGGTCGTCGTAGGTGTAAACGCGTGCGTCGTAAGGCATACCCTTCATCGCCACGTTGCCGTTGGCAGGGGCGGAACTGGTGATAAGCACCGGGTAGGCCCATTTTGTATCGGGGCCGAACAGGATATGTGGCGGCTCCAGCGAGCCGGTCAGGGTCGGCTCAAAGTCGAGAGCAGCCACGATTACCGTGTAGGCATCCACCGCCGCAGCCGGCCATGGCCCAGAAAGCGTGCCATCCAGGCGCCGGATTCCAATGCTGTGCGATCCGCCCGAAGACCAATCGAACGGCTCGGACGAGCGCAGCAGCACGCCACCATTAACAGCCTGGCAATCCAGCAGGATTGCGCTTCGGCAGCGGTCCGGTGCGTCATCGGCCACCGCGGCAAAACTCAGGTATCCGCTGTTGCCGCCGTCCATCTCCGTCTCCCAGCTGTAGGTGTCAGTGCGGAACAATTGATGGCCACGCCGGCGCATCCCCAGACGCCAGGCGCGGGTCTTGTCAGAGACGCCGGGCAGCCTCAGTTTCTCTACCTTGTTGCCGGCATCACCCGGCCAACGGCACTCAACCGTCTCCCACGCCCAAGTGGTGCGCGAGTAGTACTCCACGGCCACGCCATCGAAGTCGTTAATCGACGGCATGGCGCCGCTGATCTTCAACGCCTTGGTCATGTTCTGCGGCGAGTAGGTCTGCGTTTTCGGTCCGTAGCTCGCATCGAAAGCCGCCCGCACGCCATCGCGCACCGGGCGCAGCAGGCCGCGGAACGTCACTAGCTCGGCGAAGCCGCAGGCCAGCGCATTGTTGAGCATGTCCTTGACGGTGATGGTCGAATCCAGGGTTTCGTCATACGTATCACCGCGCGCCACGCAGATGCTGTGGAAGGCCTGCCACTCGACAAGATCCAGGTCGTCGTCGGTGTAGCCACGCTGTTTCAGCTGATAGATACACCACGGCACGATGTCCCGGCTTGGCCCGCTGCCGCCCTCCATAAGCGGCAAGATGCGGGTGGCTTCGACACTGACCTGACTTTCCGACTGAGCCGACAGGCGATCTCCGCCGCGAATCTTGCAGGTCATCACTGTCAGGCCGGGGTAGCTGGTGGGCGAGTTCTGCATACGCCCGCGCAGATCGGTCCACGTCGCATCATCGCGAGCCTCATCGTCAATCCGCCCTGCGCGCGGAATCTTCAGCTTTCGCACCCTGGCCTCGGCGCGCATGGGGTATGGTAGCGTCACCCTGTCAGTGAAGCCTTGTGCATCCAGCGAGCCACCGACTTTGGTCAGCTCGATGACAGTCCAGGCGCCAGCCACGTCCATGTCGCGGTACTCGAAGGCGTAGTAGGTCGGAATCTCGTAGATCTGTCCTTCGCGACCAATACCGCAAAGGCCGCTGGAAAAGGTCACCGACCACTCAAGCTCGGTAACCTTCTCGTTGGCGGGGCAGCAAGCGAACGGACCACGATAGCCGCCCTGCAGGTTGGAGGCGTCAAGGGTGATCAGGCCGTTGACGGTCTGCATGTTGTTGAAGCCTGGCCATCCTGCGTCTACCGCGCCGGCCGCCGTCAGGCGCTCGACACTGAGCAGGCTGGTACTGAACGCGGTAATTCGATAGCGCAGGCCGCGCGGCCCGATTGTCGCCAGCCCTTCCCCAAGTGC